CAAGCGGCAGTATCTAATACTCCTTGAATACTTTTGTGGTCTTCCTTTTCATATTCTGTTATCATGTTAGATAAGTCTTCACCTGTCAAACCTTTTTTATAAAGTTCTCTATAGATAATTAGTGTGTCATCATCTGGGTCTATCGTTGCCCATACACAAGCAGATTCGGCAGCATAGCCATAATCAATTCCTTTATACTTAGTCCAATGTACTGGAATTTTAAAAGGAGGTATTACATGTATCTCGGGATTGAACTCGACAAATGCTGCACCTTCTGCTACATCCCAATTACCATCTAGTAATTGTTTTCGTTGTATCGGAGGTAACGATTCCAACATTTTTTCATATCGACCATCTTCTGATAGATAAGGATTATCTTCTAATCGTGCAGGAATAAACTTTCTTGTAAGACCATCTGGTCCTTTGAATGATTCATTAGGAGGATTTGGGTCGAGGTATCTTTTTCTCACCCAATGTCCACCAACTCCACCGGGGTTTGCAGTACACCGAATATAAGGTTTTATTTCTGGGTCTGTTGTTCTTAATCGTGATTGCAAGTATTGAAGTGGAAACTCTGTTGGGTATTGTGTTAATTCATCAACACCTATCCAACTATAAGCTTGTCCTTGATATCTGTACACATCTGCGTCTCTATCAAGATATCCAAACTCCAATGTAGCACCCGAGGGAAACTTCCATACCTTTTCTACTTCTCTGAACTTAGCACCCGGAAAAGCTTTGGTATATAATTCTCTGGACTTGTCTATTAATTCTCTTAACTCTGGCATACTTCTTCTTAGAAGTAATGCTCTGTGTGTAGGTCTATGCATGAACCTCAATGGGTCAACTAACATTGCATAAGATTTTCCTCCACCTGCTGCACCTCCATAGAGAACATCTTGTTCTCCAGCAGCTAAAAAATCTGTCTGTGGTCCATCATTCGGTTTAAAGACTATGGACTCTTTGTTTTCTTTTATAAAGTCTCTAACTTGTTTCGGTGCTTTATCAAACTCTGATTCAGTAAGAACTGTATTTTTATTGGTAGTTTGTTGTCGCTTTGGGTCAACCGCAAGTTCAACCTTTGTTAAAACTTTTTTCTTTTCGTTTAAATTATTTCTTTTCTTAGCTATCTTTCTTTCGAGTTTAGCTAATTCTTTTTCTTTATCTCTTAATTCTTTTCTAGCTTGTAGCTTTGCTTTAGTCTCCATAGACAAATGTCTAGGGGCTTTAGAACCTTTAGGTCTGCCAACCATTATACTTCCCTTTTGTCTAGTAATCCTTTTATCTTAGATTTATCAACTATCTTCTTTAATCCTACATAAGATATCTTACGACCAGTCTTATGTTCTAGTTGCTCAGATGCACCTCTCAATGATAGTGAACCATTCATTATGTGCTTCTTTGTTTCTTCTAATTCTTGTAACTGTTCCGGTATTGGTTCAAGGAAACCTTTTTCTTCTGATTCTTTGTATCCAAATGGTATAGTAGATGTTTTTCTTTTGGTCAACATTATGTGCCTAGACTTGGCTTATACTCCTGTACTTTAACTTCAATACATTGTGCATCAATATAGACACCTACAAATCCTGCTTGTTCGGATTCTTTCTTCATAACTTCTATTGCTACTGGTTTATATATTTCACATTCTGCCATAGAAGTAAAATACATTCCCTTTTGATAATACTGCGGACTTGTTGAAGTACTAAGGAATAGTAATAAATAAAATACTTTAGTCATCTTCAACCTCTATTGGTTGTGCGTCTATAATAGTTTCTTTCTTATCTGGTAGGATAAAAATTCCGCCACTATGATTGTGGTTAACATTTAAACTTTCTCTTTTAGCAACACCAACTCTATCCAACAATGTCTGTGCTGCTTGTAGCTTTGCGTTAACTTGTGGAATAGGTTCATCACTTTCTAAAACCTCAACTAACTTCTTTGCTGCTTTAGGTGCTGAATGGGCTAGTATCGTATTAGCTGTGTCGATAATCTCCTGTCGGAGACTTTTGACAACAGCATAATAACTAGTGTCCTCATAACCTGCAACTTGAAGTGCCGCTTTTATATCTCCTTGGGCTTCGCCACTTAAAGCATCTAAAAACTTTTCTTGTTTCTCAGTTAGGTTTCTGTTTTTGTTGGATTCTGTTGTTTGTAAAAAACTCATACTTCTTATTATACACCTCTAGTTAACATCTGTCAAGTTTTTTTTTCTCTTGACAAATCCGCAGAGGGGTGTATAATTATATATAGACTGCCGGGGGCTATAACACCCCTATAATACTTTTTATAATATTTAGCCCCGCCAAAACCGGTGGGGTTTTTTTATGCCTGTAACGCACCCCCAACTAGTTAACACTATAATCTGATAATTTTGTGTGAGTGTTATATATATGTGGCGGGTAGGGGCTATGGCACTTGCCCATGGGTTGCATAGATATCTTATTTTAGCCACAATTTAAAAAACAAACAATAAGCCTATTTTATATTTACTGTCAAGATAGCATTTTTAAAAAATTAAGTCAATAAAAAAAATAAAATAATTTAATTTAAATCTAGTTAACAAATATAATTTAAATGTGATACTTATATATTATATTTTACTTACCTATATAAATTCAAATAATTCAATTAAATCAAGCTTTATAATAATTTATAAAAATAATTAAAATAATACTTGACTTATATATAATACTATGATTTAAAGCATTTATATTAACTTAATAAAAAGGATATAAAAAAATGATACAATTAAATAAACTTTCAAAAATCAAAAATAAACATTTTGAAAATGAAACATTAACTTATGATTTTGTAAATAAGTTAACTAAAAAAGCTAATAAATTTGGTTATGCTGTATTCTATAAAGTATCCCCAAATCATCAAAATATTAGTTATAATCTAATTGAAAAAATAACAGTACCATTAAATAACTAATATTAGTTAATTAAACTATAAAAGCCCCGCCCTAAAAAAGCGGGGTTTTTTTATATCTAAAATATTAGTTATATTAAATATATCTATAAAATATATATAAATTCCTATATATAATTTCCCATTTAAAATAAAAAAACTTTCATTATAGCATTAATAAAAATTGAAGTCAAGATATTTAATTTAAAAAATAATTAACTTTTTTATTGACTTATATTTTAAATATGTTATCTTGCTTATATGAAAACAAAAAGACAAGATAAAAGAACTCGAGCATTGAATAAAAGAATTACAACTAATGCTAGAAATACTTTTATATCTATGTCAAGTATCTATAACCCATTACATATATCGTATTATGGCGGTATGAGTAAAGGAAGTAAATATTTTCATATAAAAAATAATATTGAAAATAAAATGATAAATAGACTTGACAAGATATTAAAAGTGTGTTAAGGTACTTTTATTAAAAACAAATAAAGACTTTGAGTAATACCAGATAAAAGCGGTTTCAAAGCAACTCGAGAAAGGGGTTATTATGGGCAAGTTAAATTTGCCATATAAAGAACCTACTCGATTAATGTTTAAAAGTGGAAATCCAAAGACTGATAAAAATCAATCAGTCGAGGGGCTTGAGAATATTGTAGTATTACATTTGAATTTTGCCCCTGCAGATTTAAGCGGTTATAATGTTTGCCCTATGGCAAGTCAAGGTTGTAAATCCGCTTGTTTGCATACTGCAGGAAATCCAGTTTTTCAAGCCCAAAAAGACAAGGGGCGGATTAATCGGGCTAGATTTTATATGCAAAATAGAGACAAGTTTATGACACAACTGACAAGAGAATTAGTAAATTTTGTCAAGTGGTGTGATAAAAATAAAAAAATTGGTGTAGTGAGGTTGAATACAACTTCAGATATATCATGGGAAAACTACAATTTATTTGAGAAGTTTCCTATGCTACAATTTTATGACTATACCAAGATACAAAAACGAGCATTGAAATTTGCGAGGGATGAGTACCCGCCAAATTATCACTTGACATATAGTCTAAATGAAGACAATTATGACAGGGCGGTTGAAGTATTAAACGAGGGCGGTAATATTGCGGTTGTATTTCGTAAAGATTTACCAGATACCTTTATGGGTAAAAAAGTAGTCAATGGTGATTTACATGACTTGCGATATCTTGACCCTAAAAATGTTGTAGTAGGTTTAAAGGCAAAAGGCAAGGCAAAAACTGACTACAGCGGGTTCGTAATGAACTAAAAAATTATGGGTGCTAAATATAGGCAGTTAGTTAAATGTTGCGACAGCATAACAGCCCAAAAAAAATTCTTGACAAATAGTTAAGGATGTAGTACATTAAACAAATAAACTAATGGAGGTTAATATATGTTTAATAAATTAATAAATAATATAAAAGTCTATGCGTATCATTTTTGGTACTTTCAAATGCGAGGTGTGAAAGCGACACGATATAGAAAAAATGCCATAGTTAATAATGGATATTTTATAGACATCACTAGCGGTGGGAATTGTGGCGAGGGTTTTATAAGAATATCTAAAGGCAAAAAGAACTACTACTACCCAAACTATTTTAGAAATGGGCAGATTAGAAGTAATGCGTATGTGTTAGATGTGGCTAACTTAAGACACGATAACGAGCAAGACGCAGAAATAGTATATAATTAATATACGATTGGCGGTTGTGGGACTTAAAAATAATATATCCATTGCAACAAATTTTGTGGTTTCAAATTAGTCCGCCAAACCACACTTAAAAATTGGAGGTAAAATGATAAGAGCAATTAAACTATTAGGATTTAAAAGGTGGTACGAATGGAAGTTGAATAGATTAACTTATAAATTTAAACAACGAAAATATCGGAAAGCGGTTGAAGTTTTAGAAGATGTATTAGAACGAAAACTTGACCAAGTAAGACAAGAACCAAAAGAAAAAATGTGGCAAGAACATGCAGAAGGTTTAAGACAAGCAATTGCATGTGTTGAGGAAGATATACCTTATCTTGACCCAGAATATTAGGAAGTTAAAAAAATGAGTAATGAAGTTGCGATTTTTAATGTTGCATTTATTTTATTTATATGTATAATGCTAACAATAATATTATAGGAGGTAAAAATATATGGGCAAAGTAAAACAATGGGCTAGTGATGAAGCACACAAAAAAGTTGATGAGATACTTGCACACTACAAGCAAGGGACATATAACTTTGCAGATACTAAAACAAAATTGTTAGAGGTTGACAATATAGAACTAGTTGATATTGACGAAACCAATATTGATGAAGTAATACTATCACAAACGAGAAAGGAATAGTTATGAAACTAGATGTAATATTTAAAGTGCAATCTATTATAGATGATAGAGCAATACCAAGTGATATATTGGAATTGCTTGACACTACATATTATTCTAAATCTAAAGACAGAGATATTAGATTAGGTGATATGGATATCACACACTTTGTTAGAGTATATAGTAATATAAAAGATACTGACAATGTAAGTATCGCAGATAAACTTGACAAAGTAAGATTGCAATTGACTGATATAGAAAATCAGTTGTAAAAAGAATTTGTAGGTAGGCGAGAGTTGAACTACAAATAACATGGGTGATACTGCAATCCCGCTATGCTGAAACACAGGAGTTGTATGTTCTATTAACATTCTGGTTGGGTAGTACCAATAGTCTGCAGATAATAAACTACCCATAAAAAAACAATGGAGGTATAATGAGTAAAAATAAATTTGGAAAGTCTGTTGATGTTGCGAATGCATATGCAACATACAGAATAGATAACCCAAAAAATAATATGTACTTTGAGTGGAAAATTTTAAAGACATATCAAGTAAAAGATAATGAAGACAAGAACCAATATGCTAGGTGGATGACCGCTTGTAAGTCACCAATGACATACGATAGTTGGGAGTATGGTGACGCATATATAAGTGAGATAATGAGTGTGAAACCTAAACTATTATCAGCAACAGATGATTGGAAGGCAACATATGAAAATAAAAGTAGGTGATTGGATAAAAGTTGAGAGTGGTATGGGGTATCGAGAAGGTATCATTAAAGATATAAAGATAGGTACTTGCGAGAGTGACCCTGCGGGTGAGTTAGGACATGAAGTACAAGAGTATGACACCAAGTTAAACTATCTCGGGAGTGTAGGGTTTGGTGATAGTTGGTGGTGTTATTTTAATCAAATAAAGGAGGTCAAATGTCATTCGAAGATGGAATAAAAATGTGGAGAGAAGAAGTCGGACAATATTATGACGACCATTTTAGTGAGGAAGAAATGGAAATCTTATATGATATTGTAAGAGGTAATGTAGATGTTGATAGTCTCAAAGAAAAACTAAAAGAATTTTTTGAGGATAGTGATATGCCTTCACTACCATTCTTTAATCTTGATACAGAGGAAGGACTACTTGATAGATTAGATTATGACTTCGGTTATGTTGGAGGAGTAGGTAAGAGAGGAGTATATAGGACACACTAATGAGTATAATAAACGCAGATAAATATATAGAAAGATTACGACAGACATTGAAAGATACAAAGTCTATTGGTGTACATAAGTTATCAGCACCAGAAAAA